ATCAATAACACGTTGATGCGTGATAACGACCCGCGTATGCCGCTCTTTAAAGAGCATAAATCCGAAGTGAGCCGTAGCCGGTTTGGCACTGGAAACTCTAATCTTTAATATGGAGGCCTAAATGGCTATTACCGCTTCTCCTTACGGACTGCGCCCGATCAATTTGGTCGGTGGCCGTCCCAACCCCGGCGGCGCGATGCGTGAAGTCTCGATGACTGTGAATAGCGCATCTGCTATTTACACCGGCGACGTCATTCTGATCGGCGCTTCTTCGGCTGGTCAGCCTACCGCTGCCGGTGCCACTGTTACCACCTCGACCGGTGGCGTTCTGGGTGTGTGCGTTGGCGTGAGCTACGTTGACCCGATCCTGAAGTATGTTGTTCACGGCCAGTACCTGCCCGCCAACGCGGTCACGAGCGGCTACACCAACATCATCATCAAAGTGAACGATGATCCGCAGCAGTTGTATCAGATCCAAGCCGCTGGCTCGGTTGCCGCGACCACTCGGGGTTATCAGGCTGCGATTGAGAACTTTGGCGGCAGTGCTACTACCGGTCTCTCGTCCGTTCGTGCTGTTGCTCCCGCTCGCACCGCTACGTTGGCCCTGCGTGTCGTTGATTTCGTGGATGCTGGCTCGAATTTCACCGACCTGATCGTGAAGTTCAACACCGGTGTGCAGATGTACGACGCCACCACCGTTACCGCAGCATAAGGGGATAAATCATGGCAATTTCTCGCAGTCAACTACTCAAGGAACTTCTTCCCGGCCTGAACGCCCTGTTCGGTCTGGAGTACGCTCGTTACGGTGAACAGCATAAAGAAATTTATGAAATCGAAACCTCCGAGCGTTCTTTTGAAGAAGAGGTCAAACTCGCTGGCTTTGGTCAGGCTCCGGTGAAAACCGAGGGTTCGGCAATTCAGTACGACACGGCTCAGGAAGCATTTGTTTCGCGCTACACCCATGAAACGATTGCGCTTGGCTTCTCGATCACTGAGGAAGCGTTTGAAGATAACCTGTACGACTCGCTGTCGGCTCGTTATACCAAGTCGCTTGCTCGTGGTATGGCATACACCAAGCAGGTCAAAGCAGCCGCAATCCTGAACAACGGATTCAACAGCGCATTCGCCTTTGGTGACGGCGCTTCTCTGTTCGCTGGTACTTCGGCCTCCACCGGTCACCCGCTGGTTAGTGGTGGTTGGAATCAGAATCGTCCGTTCACCGCTGTCGATCTGAACGAAACCTCGCTTGAGGCGGCTGTTATCCAGATCGCTGCTTGGACCGATGAGCGTGGTCTGCTGATCGCTGCTAAACCGCGCAAGTTGATTATCCCGCCCGCACTGATGTTTGTTGCTAAGCGTCTGCTGGAAACTGAGCTTCGTGTTGGCACAACCGATAACGATATCAACGCGCTGAAATCAATGGGTTCGATTCCGGAAGGTTATGTGGTTAATAACTTCCTGACCGATAACAACGCTTTCTTCCTGTTGACCGACGTTCCGAATGGTCTGAAGCACTTTGTTCGCACGCCGATGGCTACCGGACAAGATGGTGACTTCGATACCGGGAATATGCGCTTTAAGGCCCGCGAGCGTTATTGCTTCGGAGTCTCGGACCCGCTCGGTGCTTGGGGTTCGTCCGGTTCGACCTAAAAAGATTGGGAGTTTCCCGGTCGGAAAGGGGGCTTCGGCCCCTTTTCTTTTTGTGCGCAGCGTGTTACTTTTTATGTTCAGTAAGGTAGAGGTGACTGGCCTGCCACTAGGGCTTCTTCGGAAGCCCTTTTCTTTTTATTCTTTATATGCTATGTTCCGATTATCCAAGAACACCTGCTTATCGACTGGCTTGGCAGACTCCTCCCTGAGACGATAGGCGCACATAAGGGAATTATTATGTCTTTCGCTACCTTTTCAGGTCCGGTTCGCACGGGCACCGTTCGTTATGGCGCGGCTGAAAATACTGGTCTGGCAGTTCTTGTTCGCACTGCATACGTGAATCTATCTGCTGTTGCTCTGGTTACCTCCCCCGTTGCCCAAGCTCTCTTTACGTTGCCCGCTGGCTCCAAGATCCTGAACTTCGTTACTGAGGTTTTGGTCGCGCCCACCGGTGCAACTCAAGTTGCTGTGACAATTGGAAAGTCCGGTTCGGCTGCTGAGTTTGCCGCTTCGTTTAACACCGGCGTTTCTGTTGCACGAGTTACTCAGGCCACTATGGACACCGCCATCTCCGGCAAGGTTGTCGCCCTGAATAACATTGGTACGTCGGATGTGCCGGTTACCGCTACGTTCACGGCGACTACCGCTGACGCGACTGCGGGACAGATCGCTATCACGGTTGTCTACCAGCAACGTGCTGATGACGGCGCACAAATCCCCGCTGCGACTGCTGCCTAAGTAGCTCTGGGGCTTCGGCCCCTTTTTGATATTTAAGGACTAAATATGTCTGGGTTTGCACCTCTATACGATAGCGATACAGGTCGCGCATCTGCTTGGAAAGCCACAGATGATGCAGCCCACGTTGTTGTCGAGAACATCACCAACAAGTTTCGTGAGGCTTTTGAAACTTACACGCCCGGTGTAAATTGGGACCAGACGCTCGGCAGTGGTGACCTAGTGTATGTGGATGGCAATGCTGCCGCCGCTTCGTATCTGGTCATCAGCAAGTCGCCATTGGTAGCTGGTACTGAAACAACTGTCACTTGCCAGCAAAACACTGGAATGCCGGTTGAGGTGGCTGTCGGTATGTCTATGTCGCAGCGCACGCTGGGGCAAGATTTTTCAACAGAGATTGTTGATACCGGCGCTCTGCTGGCTGATGTTCCTGATCTGGCAATTTCGTCTATCACGCAGACCACTACGACCTTGACGGTTGACACGGTGCTGCCTCACGGGCTGAGTGTTGGTAAGGCAGTCGGCATCTACGGTTGTTCAAACCCGGTTGCAAACTATCCTTCGCTGGTGGTTGCGACTACGCCGACCCCGAACCAGTTTACGGTGACCGCCGGCCCCGGTGGCACGATTGCTTCCCAAAACATCACCAACCCCGTTGGCGCAAAAGGGTTTGTTTATTTACGTCAACGCCTTGGTCGCGCTGAAGATGGAACCTCACTGATTTTTGAGCAGCCTACGGCCACTCAGGCGTCTCTGTACACGCGCTCGGAATCTGGTGATGTTTATCCATCCGGCACGATTGCGGGTAGCCACTCTATCACTGTTGGCACTTCGGCGTCAGTGCAAGCGGTTGCGGCTGCTTTTACTTACGCTTTTATCCCCACCACTGAGTACAAACTGGTCCAACAAGCTGATCGGCTTCAGTGGTCTGATGTGGCGATTGACTCCGTTGCAGGTACTACCAATCGGTTGATTCGGACAAGCGTTATTCCCAATCCCGCTAAGAAATATCAACTGCGCTTTCGGGCGACTAACAACAAAGCATTGACCGTTCCGGTTGGTCAGATTGTTAGTGTTAGCAAGGCGGGTTCAACCACAGCTACGTTTGTGATGGATCGGGCGCATGGTCTGACTACCACAGATGTGATTGTGGCTTACGGGGTTCGGAACCAAACCGACTTTCCCAACCTGACCACAGCAATTGCGGTGGCGTCCATTGTCAGCCCGACATCGTTTACAGCGGTAGTTGGAACGACTTTTCCTAACGTTACCAGCTACGGCGGTTACGTTGCCAAGGTCCAAGGTGGCAACTTGATGAGCGCCTTGGGCGCTGTCGCGCAGGTAGCGCAAAACGCTACACTTTCCACACTGTCTAACGGTACTCGACAACTGGTGTTGACCGGTAATGCGTCTTGGGCGGCTCCTGCGCTCATTCAAGGCGATGTGCTGGAATTGGTTGGGTGCCGTAATAACGTGAATGGCGCAACGCTCGGGATTGACGGGGCTTGGAAAGTAGCTACATCATCGACCACAGCACTTACGCTGGTGCTGCCGTATACAGGTAGCATGACGCTGCCAGCAGACTTTGCAGTAACTGATTGCGGCGGCGGGTTGATTAGGCGTACTGAGTTGCGAGTTAGCTATGCGCGACTGTTTGCCTATGAGCGTGAACGTGTTGAACTCCTGACTCGCCCCACTACGGACGTTCAAGGTTCGGTTCCGGTACAAGTAACGGGCGGCAGTGTCGCGGTGTCGTCAGGTACGGTCACCACGGTCAATACGGTGCTTGCGGTTAACACGGTTAACGTGGTCACTGCGGCAAACTTAAATTTTCCGCAGACTCAACCGGACGTTGCCTCCGCTAGCATTACAACTACAGCGACCACCGCAGCAATCACTCCGACGTTCGGCATCAGTTATGAGGTCAATATTCCTGTGACGGCGGTCACAGGAACTAATCCAACGATGGATGTCAGCATTGAAGAGAGTGATGACGGTGGCACCAACTGGTTCAAGGTCTACGACTTTCCGCGTATCACGGTTACTGGTATTTATCGCAGCCCTTTACTTCCGTTGATTGGAAACCGTGTTCGGTACGTTCAGACGTTGGGCGGAACAAGTCCGTCGTTTACTCGTGCAATCAACCGTTTGCAATCCAGCTATCCGGCACTGGTGCATCGTCAGCTTATAGACAGGAGCATTGTTCTCACCACGCTTAACAGCACGACGCCCACCATTCTTGCTCGTGATGCTGGAAATGCAACCCAGTTGATTATCAACGTCGGTGCAATCACAACCACTGCGCCCGCCCTTCAGCTTGAGGGGTCGGATGACTTTGGTCTGAGTTTTTATGCAATCGGATCGCCTCTTACTGCTGTTGCAAACTCGACTGTTCAGGCGACCGTTTCGACCATCAATGCTGCTGCGCTTCGGGCAAGGGTATCGACGGCAGGCGTTGGTGTGACTGCTGGCTACGTTATGATTAAAGCGCATGACTAAAAATGGCTACTTCAAAAGTAAACGCAGCCGGTAACTACACGAAGCCAACGCTGCGTAAAAAGATTGTTTCGCAGGTTAAAGCCGCAGCGACTCAAGGTACGGGTGCGGGGCAGTGGTCCGCGAGAAAAGCACAGCTAGTTGCCAAGAAATATAAGGCTGCTGGCGGCGGGTATCGTGACTAATATGAAAGCCCCGCAACAGTCCCTGAAAGATTGGGGTGGCCAGAAGTGGCGTACTAAGTCCGGCAAGCCGTCTTCCAAAACCGGTGAGCGGTATCTGCCCGAAAAGGCGATCAAAGCCCTAAGCCCCGCCGAGTACGCTGCAACTACAAGGGCTAAACGGGCGGGCAAGGCAGCAGGCAAGCAGTTCGTGGCGCAGCCTAAGAGCGTTGCAAAGAAAACAGCGGGGTTCAGGTAATGGCAAAGACCGCAGCGTGGACTCGGAAAGAAGGTAAGGCAGAGAGTGGCGGATTAAATGCCAAAGGGCGCGCTTCCTACAACAAAGCCAATCCGGGTAAGCCGGGACTTAAAGCTCCACAACCCGAAGGCGGCCCCCGAAAAGATTCATTTTGCGCCAGAATGACCGGCATGAAGAAGAAGCTCACTTCCGCTAAAACCGCTAAAGATCCCAACAGCCGTATCAATAAGAGCCTTCGGGCTTGGAAGTGCTGACATGACATTCGCTACTATCTCTGGACCCTTGCGGGCTGGCACCGTAAAAGAAGGCCCGAGTAGAAATACTGGTCTTGTGCTACTTGCACAGCAATATGACTCTGGGGTAATCACCGGTACGGTAGGCACTTTCATTAGGGCTACGCCATTTAGGGTTCCTAAAGGGGCGTATATCGTAGACTTTATTGTTGACGCTTTGGATTTCCCTAACATAGGCTGCAATCTTTATTTCTCGGTAGGCACCACCCTCAGCGGAGGTGAGTTTATATCTAACGTTGAACTAAGTTATCTAGGTATTTACACAGCCATAACTGCCGCGAATAATGAACGCAACAGCACTATCAGTACCACTACTACCCTTACGGGAACAGCGGTAGCGGCGTCCGCAAAGAGAACCGCTGCCCTAAACGCAGACGCCGTAATACACACGACGATTTCGATTAATAACGCAACCGCTACGCAGGGCAGGATTAACATTACTATGCTATACGTACAGCGCGACGAAAACGGCGCTCAAAACCCGGTAAGTGCATAAGTACGTAAGCGATATGAATACCGACCCTTTCTTCACCTACCTGTGGAATGGCGTTCTAACTATCGGGTCACTGCTTCTGGGTACGTACCTGAAGGCCAATAGCGATGCGGTCAAAGAGCAGCGTGAACTACTTGCCAAGACCCGCGAAGAGATCCGTGAGAAGTATGTCCCCAAAGATGAAATGAGTTCGGTAGTCGAGCAGATCAATAAACGGTTTGACAAACTCGAAGAAAAGCTTGATACAATCATCCGGACCAAGCACTAATGCGCCCTTCTTATTTCGACCCCGCCACTAAACCCGACACCGAAACTCAATACCGCCAAGGCGGTAAGGTGAACAAAATGCATAAACTCAGCGTTGCTAAAAAGATGCCCCGTAAATTTGGGGAAGGTGGAGTGGCAAACCCCACAGATAAAATGACTCCCCCAATGCGGGCAAAGATGAAAGCCGAGGCTGATGCCGCTATGAATAAGTTTTACGATGACAAAAACCGTCTAAACCCAGTTAAGAAAGCCAAAGGTGGTACCGTGAAAAAAGTTCGTAAGTTTGCTGACGGCGGCGAGACTTCTTCGGAAGATAAAGATGTTTCTGCGCCCCATAGGTTCATGGAAAAAGATCCCGATATCTACGCCCGCGCCCGTAAGTTTGTAGACTCAGATAAAAAAGCTTCTGCTTCTACCTACAAGGCAAGTCCTAAAAAAGTCTCTACCGTAAAAGCCGAAGCTAAACCCGCCCCGGCTAAGTCTTCGGACTATGGTAACGAAAGCCGTAGGATGACCGAGGCCCCTAAGCGGGCGGGCGCGACTGGTAGTTATGATAAGGAACCCAAAGCCGCCGAGAATAAGCAAGCTGCCGATAGCGGTACTGATGTTACTTCCCGCCTCAAAAAAGCTTTCTCTAATATTGACTTTGGTTACCTGACCCGTCCTAATAAAGCCCTTTATGCTAAAGGTGGTACCGTGAAAGAATCAAAAGCGATGGTTGGTAAAGAGTTGTCCTTTATGAAAAAGAAAGGCGCTCCTAAGTCGATGGTGAAGCACGAGATGATGGAAGCTGGTATGAAGCCCAGCCGCGCCATGAAAACCGGCGGTAAAGTCGCCAAGTACGCCAAAGGCGGCGGCATCGAACGCAAAGGTAAGACTCGCGGCAAGATGTGCTAAGGGGCTTACGTGGGCACTGTACTTATAGGTAACGGTAGTTGGTTTGTTC